AGATATTATAAATATTATATGTAAAAAAAAACTAAAATTGGGAGAAACTGATGGACAATGAAAAACGTAAAGATGACGAGACAATCCTAGAGGATAAAATATCCACTTCTCTAGCAAGTCTTGATATTCTTAATAACACTAAATTATTAAAGGTTGCTTTAAAATCTAAATCGTCTAAAGATTTAGAAACTAGTATGACCAAAATGAAGACACAATTCGAAGAATATAAAAATATTCATTGGGATAATATTGATTGGGATACTATTTTTAAAGATTTGCGAGAAGAAGTTGTTGATGACGAACCTGTCATCGATGAGTCAGAAGATGAATTAATTACACCTAAAGAGTGTAATATTGAAGATACTGATGAAGTATCTGAAAATGCAAATGTAGTTGGTGGTGGTATGAGTCCAACAGCAAGTAATACTGTAGAAGATACAGAAGAAGAAGTAGTGGAAGATACAGAAGAAGTAGTAGAAGATACAGAAGAAGTAGTAGAAGATATTTCTGTTAAACTGACAGCTGAAGATATAGACACTTCTGAAGATACTGATGCTCTTTTATCTGGACATGACTTTTCTGATGAATACAAAGAGAAGGTAAAAGGTATATATGAAACTGCTGTTTTAACAAAAATTAATGAACATATTGAACTTATTGAATCAAAATATAAAGAAAAATATGATTCTGAATTATCAACTGTTACTGAAAATATGCATATCGAATTAATAGAAGATATGAATAAGTATTTAACATATGCAGTAGAAGAATGGGTTACTGAAAATAAAATAGCAATAGAAAGTGGAATTAAATCATCTATTCTAGAAAATTTTATATCAGGACTTAAAGATGTGTTTGAAACAAACTACATTGATATTCCTACAGAAAAATTAGATATATATGAAGAATCTAAAGAAAATGAAAAACGTTTAGAATCTGAATTAAATATTCAAATTGAGAAAAATATTAAATTAACAGAACAAATAATGGTATCTCAACGTGATGCTATTATAAATAAATTAACTGAAGGGTTGACATTAACTCAAACTGAAAAGGTTAAGAAATTAAGTGAGAATTTAGAATTTTCATCAGTAGAAAAATTCAATGATAAAATAAATATTATTATTGAAAGTTATTTTTCTAAAGAAGATACTCTTACTGAAAGTAATATATTGGAAGAAACTGCATTAGACACTGCTATTGAAGATTCTCCTATTGTGAAAGAACTTAATGAATCACAAGAAAATAGCGTGATGACGCATTATACAAGCACATTGTCAAGATGTAAATAGTAATAATTATAAATATATAAAGTATTACAATAATTTAATAAAATAAAAAATAAAAAGGAGAATAGGATGTACACTAAAATGCATTTATCTGAAGAATTACAAAACAAATGGAAACCTGTTTTAGATCATGAAAACATTTCACCAATTTCTGACCCATACAAAAAAGCTGTATGTGCGATTTTATTGGAAAACCAAGAAAAAGCTGTTAAAGAAGAACAATTATTAATGTCGGAAGGTACTAACGTAGTTGGCGGTGGTATGAGTCCAACAGTTCCTGGTGAAGGTGAGTTCAAAGGTATGGATCCAGTACTTATCGCACTAGTTAGACGTACTATGCCTAATTTAATGGCATATGATGTCTTAGGTGTTCAACCAATGTCTGGTCCAACTGGATTAATCTTTGCAATGCGTTCACGTTATGTTAATCGTACTGATAGTACAAGACCTGAAACTTTCTTTGACGAAGTAGATAGCTCATTTTCTGGTAGAAATGAAGCTGCAGTTGCACATGCTTCTACTGATCCTTTCGCTGGTAATGTGAAGTATACTATAGTTGCTGCTGATATTGCAAGTGGTGGTGCTTATGAAGGTTCGGGTTACGTAGTAGATCAAGTCATCTTAGATGATGTAGTACACTCACATACAACTGGTAAAGGTGGAGTTGTATCGGATCTTGAAACACTTGGTGAACGTAATTCAGAAGGTCAGTTTGCTGGTGCATCTTCAAATAAGATGGGTACTGGTGGTGATTTCAACGAGATGGCATTCTCAATTGAACGTGTTACTGTTACCGCAGAAAGTCGTGCATTGAAAGCCGAGTATACTACTGAATTGGCACAAGATTTAAAAGCTGTTCATGGTTTAGACGCAGAGGCTGAGTTATCTAACATCTTATCAACAGAAATTGTTGCAGAGATAAACAGAGAAGTTATTCGTACTGTATATGGTGTTGCTAGATTGGGTGCCACAAGTGGTACAACTACTAAAGGTATTTTTGATCTAAGTAGTGATGCTGATGGTCGTTGGTCTGTTGAGAAATTTAAAGGTTTGTTATTTCAAATTGAAAGAGAATCAAATATGATTGCTCGTTTAACTCGTCGTGGTAAAGCTAACATGATGATTTGTTCATCAGATGTTGCATCTGCATTATCATTGGCTGGTGTTTTAGACTTTAACCCTGCATTAATGGGTAATAAACAATTAGATCCAGATGATACTGGTTCTACTTTTGTTGGTGTATTAAATGGTAAACTCCGTGTATACATTGATCCATATTTTGATGCTGCTGGTGCCTATGAAATGGTATGTTTAGGTTATAAAGGTACTTCACCATATGATGCTGGTATTTTCTATTGCCCTTACGTTCCACTACAAATGGTTCGTGCAATTGGTCATGAAACTTTCCAACCTAAAATTGGTTTTAAAACTCGTTATGGTTTGGCTTCTAACCCATTTGCAACTGGTAGAGAAAGTACAACTCATAGTGGTTTAGATGCTCGTCAAAACGTGTATTATCGTTTATTTAGAGTTGATAACTTAATGACATTATCTTAAGTTTTAAACAATCTTAATGAAATTATAATAATAATAATCATTAAGAAAAAAACATTAAAAGGTTACTTCGGTAACCTTTTTTTTTGATTTAAATTTATGTTATAAATATAATATACAGTTAATTATGGTGGCAGTTATGCAATTAGTAGGTACTTCAAATTTAAATTATTTTAATAATCAATCCTTTCAATTAAATGTTCCAGTATGTCCGTTATTAAGTGGATTTGTACAAATGGTCAATATACCATCAATATCAATTGGTGAAGTATCAGTTGAAACTCCATTAGTGCAAGTAAAACATCCTGGTGATAAATTGACATATGGCACATTAACTGTTACTTTTTTAATTAATGAAGATTTAAGTAATTGGTTTCAAGTGTACGAATGGATGTCAGCTTTAGGATTCCCTGAACGACATGAACAATATGTAGAATTTATGGAGAGAAAGAAATCACTTGATGGATATGATACTCCAACAACAACAGGAAAACTAATATTATATAATAACAATAATATACAAATAAAAATGCTGTCTTTTTATGATTTGTTTCCTGTTAGTTTAATAGAAATTCCTTTAACAACTACTGATACAGTTACTAATCATCCGGCAGGTATAGTAGATTTTCAATTTACATATTTAACAGTTCAAGATATATGACATCTTTAAATGAATTGGTACAAGAAGCTAAAAAGGATTTAGAAATTAATGAACTTGATGTTGATAATACGATTGTATCAACACAATTAATGATAGGAAAATGGTTAGAATATCAACAAAAATACAAAGATATATTAATATTTGAAAGTATAGAATATAGAAGAATGTGTGGATTGCGTACTTTATATTATTATGGGAAATTATCAGACAAAGAGTTAAATAAATTGGGTTGGGAACACCATGGGTTTTTAATCAAAAGTAAAACCGAATTGGCACCTTTTGTAGATAGTGACGAAATCTTAGTCCCTCTTAAACTCAAATTTGAGAAACTCAACCAAACTTTAGAATTTATCGATAAAACCTTAGATCAAATCAACGCAAAATCATGGGCAATCAAAAATTATATAGATTGGAAAAAGTTTGAATCAGGTATTGGATATTAATAATTCTATAACGTTATATAAGCTTGATGAATCTTATTTACAAATAGATTCAACCGAAATGTTCATATTAAAGGAACTTGTTGATTATTTTACATTTAAAGTTCCTGGTGCTGAATTTATGCCAACTTATAAAAGTAAAGTATGGGATGGTAATATTCGATTATTTAATCCAGTAAATAGGAAGATATATACTGGACTTAAAAATAGTATTATCGAGTTTTGTAAAATTAATAATTATGAAATAAATTATGATGAATCATGTGGTAATTTTAATAAATTAGAATTCAAAGAAAAAGATTTAAATGATTTTCTAACATACATTAAACCAATGTCTGGTGGGGTACCTCTCACATATAGAGATTATCAAATTGAATCAATTCATCATGCAGTTAATAATGAACGATTAGTATTAGTATCACCAACTGCATCTGGCAAATCCTTAATAATATATTCGTTAGTGCGATTTTATTTAATGCATCCTGAATTAGATAATAAAAGTATATTAATAATAGTACCAACAACATCTTTAGTATCTCAAATGTTTAGTGATTTTAAAGATTATGGTTTTAATGTTGATGAAATGTGTCATACCATATATCAAGGACAATCAAAAGAATCCGATAAAAGAGTAATTATTTCTACATGGCAATCTATATATAAGATGAATATATCTTATTATGATAAATTTGGAATGGTTATAGGCGATGAATGTCATTTATTTAAAGCCAATTCGTTATCTAAAATAATGAATAATTTAGTTAATTGTAAATATAGATTTGGGATGACAGGGACATTAGATGGGACACATACTCATAAATTAGTATTAACTGGATTATTTGGAGATGTGAAAAGAATAACTACTACTAAAAAATTAATAGATAATAAAGTATTATCTGATTTTAAAATACAATGTGTTGTATTAAAATATAAAGAATCTCTATGTAAAGAAGTAAGAAAATTAAAATATCATGAAGAAATACAATGGATTATATCTAATAAAAGAAGAAATAATATAATAAGTAATTTAACTAAATCTTTAATTGGTAATACTTTAATATTGTATAATTTTGTAGAGGCTCATGGAATCCCCTTATATGAATTATTAAGTGATAAAATAAAAGATAAAGAAATATATTTTATATCAGGTAGAATATCAGCTGATGAAAGAGAAGAAATAAGACATAGAGCAGAATTAATAAATAATATTGTTATTATAGCTTCATATGGAACATATTCTACTGGTATAAATATAAAGAACTTAGATAATATTATTTTTGCATCACCTACAAAAAGTCGTATACGAAGTTTACAATCAATAGGCAGAGCTTTACGTAAAAGTAATAATAATAAAATAGCAGTACTTTATGATATTGTAGATGATCTACGATATAAAAAATATGTTAATTTTGTATGCAGACACTTTTATAAAAGGTTAGATATATATAATGAAGAACAATTTAAATTTAAGATTAATAATATTGATATAAAATAATGTCATATCATATTATACAATTAATGACATCAGAATTTATTATAGGAAAATTATCTATAGATGATGATAAAATGGGGGTATCTTTAGAAGATATTGTTAAATTATCATTTGATGGAGAAGATCTCTTTTTAAGTGAATTTAATATTTTCACTAATGATAAAATCACATATATATCATATGATAAAATTCTTACAATAAATAAACCAACAACCGACGTATTAACTCATTATTCAGAATATTTAGCACAACTATATACTGAGTTACATCATTCAACTCCACATCAAAAAGATAAAAGATTACTTAATTAAGTAATATCAACCCACCACAGATATATGATATCACAAAAAGTAGTAATTGTCAAGTCGATTCCTAAACTTGACAATGATGAGTCTTTTGTGTTACAATAGTATCTGCAACTGTAAATAAAGGAGTATTTATGAAAAAGAAAGGTGAACATTATGTAGATAATATACGACTTTATGATGAGATGGTGGAATATAATAAACATGTAATATCTTATAAGAATGGTGAAATAATTGATAAACCAATAGTTAGTGATTATATTTGTGAATCTATTATGAAGATTTCTGATAGGTTATCTTATAGGCCTAATTTTATAAATTATACATACAGAGATGAGATGGTAAGTGACGGGGTTGAAAACTGTTTATTATATATTAATAATTTTGATCCATCCAAATCAAAGAATCCATTTTCATATTTCACTCAAATAATATATTTTGCTTTTATCCGTAGGATTCAGAAAGAAAAGAAACAGTTATATGTGAAATATAAGTCTATATATAATTCAAATGTATTTGATAATGATGATATGCGTGATGCTGATATTAATAGTATTAAAGATTCTTATTTAGGATTTGTGATGGAAAATAGAGAAAATATTGATATATTTTTAGATGATTTTGAGCGATTACAGGATGAAAAAAGAGCATTGAGAGTTAAAAATAAAGTGAGTAATTCTATACAAGAGGAAATAGTTGATGAAAATCGCATTGATAACTGATACACACTGGGGTGCAAGAAATGATTCGTTAATATTTTATGATTATATGATGAAATTTTATGATAATATATTTTTTAAAGAATTGGAGTCACGTGATATTAAGACAATAATTCATTTAGGTGATGTGGTTGATCGTAGAAAATTTATAAATTTTAATATATTACATAATTTTAAAAACAACTTTCTTAAGAGATTGATGGATATGGAAATAGATACCCATATTATTATAGGTAATCATGATACATATTTTAAGAATTCTAATAAAGTGAATGCTATGGAGTCTTTGATTGATGTGGATAATCCGTTATCACCAAAGATATATTCGTCCATTGATACTGTTAATTTTGATGGTTTGGATATTTGTTTATGTCCGTGGATTAATGATGACAATTATGATGAGTCTATATCGCATTTAAATGATACTAATTCTACCGTAGTATTCGGTCATTTAGAAATATCTGGGTTTTTAATGAACAGTGGTATTCGTTGTTTGGAAGGTATTAAAAAATCAATATTTAGTAGATTTGAGAAAGTATATTCTGGTCATTTTCATCATAAGTCAACCGAGGATAATATAACATATTTGGGCAATCCATATGAATTAACTTGGTCTGATTATAAAGATGACCGTGGATTTCATATATTTGATACTGATACATTGGAATTGGAATTTATTAAGAATACATATACTATATTTGAGAAGATATTTTATGATGAAGATACTGTAGATGATTTTGATTTTTCTTATTATAATGGTAAGTTTATTAAGATAATTGTTAATAAAAAGACTGATGTATATAAATTTG